TCCACCGCCAGCAACGCCACCAACCCATACCCAAAGGTATTCGTTAGTGCTTGCAGCAACCTGAGCAGCACCAAAATTACGGCACTTCACTGCCGCTTCGGTGTTGTCCATTTGCACGGCTGTAAAGTCATCCTTTACAGAAACGAAGTCATACTGCGTAAGAGCTTCAGCAGCTTTTACGAAGATGAATTCTCCTTCTGTCGAGTAACCAACATCGCCAACCTTGGCAGGAAGATGGGACGAAACACCATCCCAAACCTTCTTGTAATTAACTCCAAATGATCCTGAACCTGACATAGTCTGTTTCCTCCTCTATTAAGCGTAAATTACAGCCTGAAGAGCAGGTGCAGCGCAGCAAAGGTTACCCTCTACTATGATCACAGTGAAGAACGCATCCTGGTCAACAGGACGTGCCATCTCTGGAGCAAGCGGCTTAAAGTCAGCTCCTCGAACCATATCAAAGGACCAATACTTGGTGTTCAGAAGTCGGCAGCTATTCGTCTCAAGAACAGCGGAGTTATATCCACCGTCAAACACGAAGTCGCATCCGTCGTAACTCAAAGTACGGAATCCAGCTACAGCCTTCTTTGTAGGAAGCTGAATACGCTGAATTGCGGTCAGTGAGCTATGAAGGAACTTCCAAGCAGTACGATCCATCAAACCAAGATCAGGGGCCTCATTTCCTCGGGTAATCTGGCTGATTGCATCAGTAATTTCCTCCTGCACGTTTGCAGCAGAAAGGGTCTTATTGATAGCCAGGTTACGAGCAAATGAATTGCTGGTTCGGTCAATCGTTCCATAGGTACCAGATGAAGGTGATGTTGAAACCGCCTTCTTGATACCATCAAACTCAAGTCCTCCAGAACCCGTTCCATCACCTCGAAGAGATGCGTCTACGGTATTCTTGAGTCGAGCTATGGATGCTTTCATCTTCATCTCAGCAAGATCAAGAAGCATGGCCTGGTCACGGTTAGCCCGTCGGTCACGTCCTGAGATTGCTACAGGCTCATACACCTGCTTGATGGCGAATCGAAATGCCGTAGCATCGTCGATTGCATCAAGGTTAAAAGCTGAATATCCAGAGTAGAATCCACCTACAGCCGAGTCATTGTACATGATTGGCTTACGGAGTTCATATCCACCAGAAAATTTACGAACAAGACCCTGCTCATCCAATGCAGCAAGAAGCGGATTATGACGAAGAATTTCGTCGGCAATCGCATCTGATTGGTCAAACAAGGTCGCTACTACTGCTTCCTCTAAGTTTGGCATTTTAGTTATCCTACTTTTTTAATTGGTTAGCAGGATAACCGGCAGCTTATTCGCCGCCTAATAGGCGACGCCGCAAATTATCCCGCAAGTCTTTAGTTTCTATCCTGGGAGTCCCGCTACCGGCGGAGCCAGATATTGACCGAGATGCAGCCTTGGCCTTTTGGACCGCTGCTTTTTGTTCCTGTATCGCCGGTTTAGCAGTCATCTTAGAAACGAGACTGGAATAAGCCGGATTGCCATTTATTACGTAGTTGTAGGCTGTCTCTAGGATTTCTTCAGGGGAGCTATAGCGGCCTGTTCCTGTGAGAGCCTGAACTACTGGAGCCATATCAGTTTCGATTTGCGAAGCTGTTTCTGGGTCCCTGAACACTGGCTTGCTGTTCATGAAGGATTGTACAACCCGTTGGTTGTAATACTCAACTGCTTTTTGTTCTTGTTGTTGCATAGCGGTTTGAAGCCGCTCATCCGCAATTCTTTCTGCTTCTTCACGAGTCAGATAGTTCTGCTGTTGGTATTGTGGCTGAACCTCTTGCTGTCCATCCTGAGCCTGTTGGTATAGGTCTGCTGGTGATAAACCATACGACTGAAGCCAGTCTAACGCTGTCTCAACAGGGTTAGTCCTCATCGACTGGTCCCAGGCGATGCTTCGCTTGGCTATATCACCAATGCTTACACCCTGCTTGGCGTAGTCGTTCTCGTACTGTTTTAACGTATCGTAAACACTTGCAGTATTCTTTCTAAGGTCTTCAACCTCGGCCATTTTCCGGCTATAATCTGCCCTAGTTTCATACGCTCGCCTATTTAAATACCCTTGGAGGATATGAGCATTTTCAGGCGTTGGATTGAGGAAAGCGTCTTTCTCCTCTTTACGCATATCTGCGGGTGGCAAGAGAGCAGGCTTTTCTACAGCTTGGATTTGCTGTTCAACCTGCTGTACAACTTGCTGCTGTTCGGACTCTGCTTCATTGTTGGTTTCGATTTGTTCCTGGGATTCATCGGTATCATCCGAATCTGCAATATGTTGCTGTAGGGCATCTCGGATACTCATGCGTTCAGGGGCGGATTTCTCTACCGTAATCTCGGTTGACTCTACTGCTTCCATCTCATTATCCATTTATTCGCTCCCTCAAGTTATTCATTATTTTAGCCATTACTTGACGTTCTGAGACATTTCGCTCGCTATCGGGCTTATATCCCTTGTCGTAAGCATCTCCAACTTCTACTGCACCCGCAGCTTTATAAGCCGCTCGTAACTTACTTTTACTTGTATAAATCTCTTTAGGGTTCAATGGGTTGCGAGTCGGTGGCATCTCGTCATGGATAAACATGTGAGACGCATTTGCATGAACTTGAACCATTACTTCTTCAACTGGAACCACTTTTTCTTGAACGGGACACCACTGGAACAACTTATGTTTTTCGCTCATATATCCAATTTAGCCAGCCACATTAACGCTTTTAATCGTTTGATTCTATTATCACGTTTTTGCTTAAACTCTAGGTATCTTTGCTCCGCTATTTGCGCTTCGTAAGCTGCTTTCCTTTCTTCCTCTAAGGCAGCGGCTTCGGCCAATCTGAGTCTTTCAAATACTTGGTCCTGTAATCCTTTAAGTATCTGAAGCTGATGCTCCTGTTCTTTTAGCCTTAGCGCAATAGCCTTTTCGTTCTCTTCAATCGCCTTAGTTAGCTCTAATGCTTTTAGCTCGGCTTCTTTTTGAGCCAGTTCTAGCTCAATGCGTTTAAGCTCCTTCTTTTGCTGTATTTCAGCTAAGACGGCTGCCGTTACCTCAACAGACTCCGTTGTAGTTGAAATAGCGTTTAATTCTTCAGTGGTTTGAACGCCATTGATCTTCTCAAGAATGAGATTCTTCCAATCAACCGCTTTTTTAATCTTATTGGTAGACTTGGTTTTTAGTTGCCGTTCTTGCAACAGTTGAGCCGCAATCTGCTCTTCTTCTTTCTGGCTAAGTGCGTTTTGTTTGCGATTTAAACCAACGTCTAATAGGTCAGATAAATCGGGTAAGCGAAGGCGTCTACGCCATCTTTGCTGCTCAAGGCCGACCCCTCTATAGCTGGCAAGTTCTTTTACTTCAGCGCCAGTGAGTGCTCGATTATACAAACGAACATCGTCAATGTGCCCGTCATAATTATCATAACCGTCACGGTAACCAACATTCAAAAAATATGCGGGATCAAGTAGGTAGTCAAAGCCAAACGTTCCGTACTGATTCAGATTTCCATCAAGGTAAAATTGATATTCTTGGCCAGTTATAACGATACAATAATGATACCACTGGTTTAAGGTTGGCGCTCCTAGGATATAAAGGTTGTTTTCGGCAAAAACACCGTCGGTAAACACATAGGTGATGTCAAATTCAGGATCATAATATGCTTGCAGAATAAGTCGCTGACCATACTCTACGTTATCTGTAGCAATCTCACAAATTGCATTGTTCCAGTAGTAAAGATCTCCATCATATAAACTCCGCACACTATGCCAGCCGCTGACGGTAATTTGTTGACCTGTACTGTAGCTTGGAATTCTGCTTACATCATAAGTTTGGGCGGCACCAGAACCAGGCTGAAAATCAAATGCCATGCCGCTGCCACTAGCACTATAGCCTTGTCCACCTTCGTAGGTTGCAAGAGTTAAATGCCGATGGTACTTAGTGCGATCAAGCGCAATTCTGCCAGTAGCGCCCAAAGAAGGACACCAGGCGCCAATCAAGCCATTCATTAAATTGATGTATGGCCTTCGCCGCATTATCCCACCGTTTCATATACGGGAGTGAGTCTAATTTGATGATTACTTGCAGTAGCATTTAACGCCACACCAGAGCCGTTTATTACAAAAATTACAAACGCTTTGGGAAGAGTTCCCCCGAATATAGAGGCAAGGGAAACAGGACCAAAGTATTGTGCGTAGTTTGAAAAGTTGTAATTTGCAATCGATGAAACCAATTTGCAGACCTCGTTTTTTACGCTCGTAGAGCTGACTGTCTCTGCGCTGTCGGTCCCGTCAAACACGTCAGGCCAAGTTGTTCCATCGACTGACCCAACGGCCCATACCTCAATAACGCCCGAACCAGGGCTAGTTCCATTAGTAATTTTGCCAGAGATTAAATAGTCCAAATATCCGCTTGAGTTAGTAATAGCGGCTGATTCTCTGCCTTGTAGCAGGTTGCCGTCATAGGCCAGACTGGCAAGCGTAATCGTTGCGTTAAAGGAAGTATCGTATGCTAATCGAATATCGGCCATAGTTATCCTTGTCTAGCTAGAGCAACAAATCCAATTCCAAGTTTATCCAGCCCGACAGACTGAATCCAAGGTATTGTGTGATTTACTTGGTTAAGCAATTCATCAACAGCTTCTTGGGTGGTAAAGCCAGTACTTACTAATCCATCAAGGACTGTTCTGACCAGGTCGCTGTCTAAATCAATAGATGCACCTTCGTAGGTCTCTATCAATCCCAATGCATTAATAGCAGCTTTTCTTACAGTCGGCGGCGATAGTTCATCTGATGCGGTAATCTTAATATCACCGTATATGCCAGCGCCAATCATGCCACGCTTTAGTATATTGATTGGAACGGGCCTTCGTACAACAACCGTCTTTGCCACTACAAGGGCAACGCACTCTTCGTCCGTTTTACCTTCATATTCTGGTTTCTTTAATTCTTCTATCAGCGGTTTAAGATTCATAGTTTGTCCTAGCTAAGTTCAATGCCAGATGGATTTCCTTCAGCATCTAGCGTAATTTTCTGAACCTTTACTTCTGGCTGTTCAGTTATCTCGATAGCAGTTGGATTTCCATTTTCATCGGTAATTATCTTTCCTGACTTCTTACGGCCTGTTAGACCGCCAGCCCCGATGATTTGTGGTGTTCTGCTTGCGTTTTCCATGCTCATACGGATGCGCTCAAGCTGTTGCTCTGATGCAAGCCGTCTCTCTTCCATTAACTTCTCAGACTCAGCTAGACGTACCCGCATGTTCTCTAGCTCAAGTTTCTGCAACTCAAGCAACTGACCCATGCGGTTTGTTTCTTGCTGTATAGCGTGTTTATCAGCAGAAGACTGAGCTTGTGATTCAACCTTCATCATATCCACCTGAACAGCATTAGCTTTAATCTGTGCCTCTTGCTGTGCGATGTTTAGGTTCTGCTGTGCCACGTATTCGTCAAACTGCTGCTTCTGCATCTTTAATTGCGCATCGAGGTTATCTCGTTGCACTTTCATTTGTGTTTCTTGGAAAGCGAGCAAGTTCTTTTCGTGGGAGTCTTGCACTTGCATTTGCGTTGCTTGAATACGAGCTTGAGCTTCAAGTTGAGCGATTTGCATACGTCCTTGCATTTCCTGAACAATCGGATCAGGGGGCGGCGGTTGTTTCGCTGCTTCCTCTTTAGCTTTTGCAATCTCTCCAATCTGTCCAAGGGCTTTTGTAAAAATTCCATCTAGCTCTTTGCCTCCTTTGTAACGTTTGATCACGTTCTGGAAGAGATTGATACTGAACTCTAACAGCGGTGGGTACTGCTCAATTAACGACTTCATTTGGTTAAAGAACTCGCCGCATGTGCTCATTAACTGAGCGCCTTCGGCTTGGTCTTGAGCCTGATCAATAGCAACCATTGAGTCGGAAGCTATTTGTATACGATAGCAGAACTCATCCTCATTTCTATAAAATTCCATCAACTGCTGTTCCATTGCCTGAATCAGCATCATTGGATCTGGCGGTGGAGGAGGAGGCGGTGGCTGCATTTCCGGTGGCATGTTGGGATCCATCGGAGGTGGCGGTGGTGGTGGGGGTGGCAATAGTGGGTACAATACTTGTACTGAATCGCCGGTATTCATGATGCGCTTCTGGTCAAACTGGGAAGCGATGATTTGGCCGAGGTTAGCAATAGAATCAGAGATAAACTTGGTGAACATGTTCTGTCGAACAATGAGGCCAAGTGATGACCACTGGCTTTCCAGTCTATTAGCCGTAGCCGTCTTGTATTCTTGGCTTGTGCCTCGAAGAAGGTCAGATACTTTTAGTGTTTCATACAACTGTTGTAATGCTGTCTGTCTTGCGGCCTGTAAAGTTTGAAGAGCATTAACGAATGGCTCTATAGGCATGAACTCAATAGAGTTAGCGAGACCGCCACGGCTCTTGTATGACGGCCAGTTAATAGTTGGCACCATCTTTAGGTCGCCAATCATAAGCTGTTCAATCTGACTGCCTATAGCCGAATCATAAGTAGCATTAGTTCTGATTGCTTGGGTTACGGCGTGAATACGGGTGGTAAGACGCTCAATTTCAAGGATCTGGTCCTTACAGTGGCTATAGTCTGAAACGGGAATAACGGAGTCTGGGTCTTGGCTTTGAGCGATAACCGAGCATGGATAAAACTTCTCAAAGTCGATAGGTGGTTCTGACTTATGGATTAGAGTCTTATCGCCAGTGGTTTGAATCCAGAATACTTGCTCTGCTTCTTCACACCAGATTTCGTAAAGCTCGGCCTTGCCTTCGTATTTTTCACGGTCACGGTTAAAATCTTTCTTTATAGCTTCTGGAAACGAATCATAGCTAAGGCCATCAGCTACTTCAGCACCGAATAGGTTCTCAGCTTGCGCACGAGTTAAGAACGCCCTACGACCACGCCATTCTACCTCTGATTCATTTCTAGCATCTGAGCATAGGTAATCGTTATATTGAACGACTTCTAGGATGGCGCTTTCATCATCCTTCTTTTCTACTTCCATTGAAGCAATGAATGTAACTCCTGGTCCCTTCTTTAAAGTTGCTGGGTCGCCGTCGTATGCTTCTCCTTCAGCATCTACATAAGACCCATCGCCCTGTTGGAATACGATAAGGTCTTTTGACTCTACTTCCATCTCGAAGTCGTATCGAGCCCATAACACGGCTTGTCCCGTGAGAAGAAACTGGAGTGCTGCGTTGTATCCAACATGGTCAAAGCTAAACTCTTGATCCATCTGGTATTGGATATTGCGCTCAAGGATAACGGCAGATGCTTCCTGCATAACGCCGCCTGAACGCTTTCGTAAGTTTACTTCTGCTTTAGGTGTAGAACTGTAATAAGCTGGCAAAAGGGTATTAACGCAATACCACCAGACGTTTAGCCTTCGTTCGGTATCTCGCATGATACCAATATCTTTTTGTGCGTTATAAACCCGTATAGACTCTTCAGCGGCTTCGATAAACTTCTTACGGCGCTCTTGTGCCAAGTTAATTTGACTTTTCCAGTAGGCTCCAGAGAATCGCTCGACAAGTGGTTTAATCTTCATATCTTTGGTCTACTAGCGTCCCGCCGCACTTGGGATATATAGGCTTGTAACTTAATAATACCTTTATTGAATACTTCTGCTGGTTGCTGCCACTTGCTGTCGATTAAGCGCTCTTTACAGAGGTAGCGTAAAGCATCGCAGTTATGAACAACAGCTCCATTTGCTAAAACAAAAGTACTTGTATCTGGTACGTTTAGGCAATAGACATCTTGCGGGGCTTGGCCGTAAGAGATGGATTTAACCTTCTTCGTCTTGCGTTCATTTTGCAATTTGGGTGGCAATACTTGGATTTCCATTTCATGTGCAACTTCGTTTGATACGTCGCTCCACAAAAATGACATTTTAGTTCTATTGACGGCATAGAAGCCATTACCGACTTGGCATGTTCCGAATGCCATTCCCTGCCCTGAAGAGATTTGTGCCATAGCGTCGCCATAGGTATGGCTTTTAACAATATATTTTGTCGTGCCTGTGCTCGTCGTTCCGGTGTCATATGCTCTGTCAAATGCACTTTTGAATCCAGCAACTGAAGGTTTTCTATTTGATTGTCGGTCTTGTCTCCATTCTTGTGATGGATGTGCATTCCTTTTGGTATTTCCCCATAAAAGTATTCCCATACAACTCTGTGCAATCGTTTTGAGCCTCGATATCGCCTTTTTTGCGCACTGAAATAGTGACCACAACGATAAAACTTGATGCCGTTGAACTCCTGACACGTTGGGCTGATAACGTTTACTCTCATACGTTACGCAACGTATCACATCTTCTGATGTTAGAAAACGAGCTGGCTTCCATTCGTTGTCATTTGTTAAAAATAGGTGCATGGGCGTACAGGTAACAGAACTACCGTCATCAAAATTTAGTTTAATAACGCTGGCATTTTCTTTCGTTTTCAAACCACAAGCTCGATGATACTGACCATCATGGCTCAGAACCATGACAGAAGTCTTGTTACACAAATCTTTAATAGGTAATGGGCCGGAGTCTGTAACGACTAGAGTATCGCCGCTAAAACAGACGTGATCATCGCCGCCGCTATCTGCGTCTTCAGGTTTCCGTTTGTCTATCGCCAAAGCGGGAAGTGTCTGAATAAGATATGGGCACGTAGCAAAAATATACAACAAGGGTGGCTTATTAACCAACCTCTGTCTTATCTGGCTCCAACCTGATAGTCGATCATTATCACCAGCTTTGAAAGAGGGATGTTTATATTTTGCAAATACTTGGGTGAACTGATCGTTAATGCTTGGTCCACCATCGTGTTTGAAAATGGATGGGTCAGCTACTGCAACCAGGTTTTCCCCGACTGATGCGGCGCCAATACGATTAGCTTGTTCGACGTTATCGACTCCTTTTCCCCACATTTCTCGGTAGATAATAATACTTCCTTTCGGATAAGGGACTTCGTTTCCTTTGTCATCTTGGCCACTAGATACAGCGCCCCAAACAGCGGCAAAAGGGCTACGAAAACCCCAATCGAAACCAAGATACCGAGGCCAATGCTTAGGTACATTAAAAGGGCTGACAATGTGTTTGCTGCTAAATTCAGGAAAGTACGAGCCTTCATGTATTTCAAAATCTCCTTCTAGCCATGCTCTTACAAGTTCGGGGCTACCGACCATGTGCAAGCGGTTAATATACTCTGGATCCTTCGCTAACAGTATTTGATTATCGTGAACTCGGCTGGGTATATAGATATAATCAAACCCCGCTCCATTCGGTAAATCTTTCCTAAGAATCTTCATTCCCTTTGGTGCTGGCCTAATAAACAACTCTTTAAGCCAGCCATGCCCTATACCGCCAGGGTTAAAAGTAAGAATGATCTGCCCACCACCTTTACCTCGGAGTGCTCCAAACAACTTCCATATAGGCGCTGGATCAGCATAGTTACCAGCTTCCTCTATAGCGCAATCGGACAGGTTCTGACCCTGATACTTCTCAGCATCTGAATCATCAGCCAGCGGCCTAAACCTAAGCCTAGCCCCATTTTGAAAAGTAAATTGCTTCTTCTGGTCCTGCCAATGAGCCTTTAGCGGTAGATAAATCTGCTTGGCTCTCTCAATCAAATCATCTGCCTGGGGTAGTTCTTTACGGAAGAAGATAGCGTTAAAGTCTGGTCCTAATAGTTCCTGCTTAACAGCAAACTTACCCAAAACTCCATCAGTCTTACCCCCACCTCTAGCCCCGCCATAACCAATCAAAGTAATAGGGCAATGAACTAATGCTTCCTGGGGCCCAGGTTGGGGAGCCCAAATGACCTGCTCGTCTAAACGGTAATCGCTTAAATAATCGCTCAACTAACTCTCTTTATCCTGGCTAAGATACTTCTGGGCAAACTCTTCCTTGCTCATCGGCTTGGCACTAACCACAGCCTTAATCTCGCCAACATGCTCTATAGTCTGCGTCTCTGTCCATCCCAATTTGGTCTTTAACAAATGAAGCAAAATAGGGATATTCCCATTCAAAGCCTGCTCCATAGCTACAGTAGCTAACCCCTTCTGCATCTGACTCTGCCCCTCTAAAAACTCAGGGAGATAATACTTGTCCAAAAGATAGGGCGTTATCCTAGCCGCTATGGCCGTACTACCCTTACTCAAACCCATCCTAGCCATATCCCTAACCTGACACGCCAAATCCTCATTTCTTATATGCTCCTTAGTGTTCAACTTAGGCTGCATAATAGGCGGCAACACCTCAGGTACTAAGGATTCCTGAACAACTGCACCCCCAGAATTTTTTAAAATTTCATCGCCTTCAGATTCAACAACTAAGTCCGTTTCGTTTCCATTCATAAAAACTAGGGTGTAATAGGTAAAACAGAGGTTTAGCTTATAGGCAGAATTTTATGTGGGTATGAGTATATATACTTAACCGGTACCCTACCCGTTTCCGATTCGAAAGTAATTTCAATAACCTACGCCCGCTTCTAGAAATTCTTTAATCATATTAGTAACCTGTTTGTATTATGAGAATTAGAAAACTAGTTGCCTAGCGTAACTATGCTATGTCCTTTAATAATTCTATGAATGCGTTAGGGTCGAGGCCGCTGAGCTGTTGTAATGCTATGACCTCAGCTATGTGATACAGCCTCTTACTACGTTCTCTATACCGCCAAGCCTCAACACTGATGCCGAATAAGGCCGCTATACGCCTTTGTGTAAGCTTCATTCTAGCACGCACGCTATAGTATAGGTTACCTCGAGGGAATGGCTGTAAATGCCGGTAAGACCCTATAAACCATTTATCCGCCAATCGTTGAGAACCTGTAGATCTCACACCTTCAACGGTAACATGTAAGAGTGGTTGAGGGTAGTGGGTAGATCTAGCCTGTTACTATCTACTCGCTGATCGCTGCGTGTGGTCAATGCTACGCATTGGTTCTACAAGACGAACGAAACCCCGTTTTTATTCAAAAGAAAATTCACTTTTTTGTAAATATATTTCACTTAGCTATTAAGTGTTTAATCTTGCTAGCTAATATATTTATATATTTTGTGTACATTATGCTTGACAGTAGCATCACATCTCTCATATTATGTATACATGATGAGCAATCAGGCTCAACGGAGATTAGAACAGGAGATATAACCATGGAAATTACAATTAAATCACGAAAGTTAAAACAAGAGTTTGTTTTTTTTAAACCAACAGGTAACGACAGCTATGTTTACGACGCAACGTATAAACCAGGCACATTAGGGAAACAGCTATGTCAAAACGGTGAATATAATGGCGCAACTCTAACAGCGAATAATGATAATTTTGAAACCGTGTGTAGGCGTTGGTTGCGAGCGCGTGTAGCTAAAATCGATATCGTTGGTTGATCCTACAGGGTATCCCACGGGGTACCTGATAGGCTCAATAGTGAGTCATTAAGGGAGATTAGACAATGGACA